GGCATGATTCAAGTCCAGCATTGGTTTCTAAAAAGTAATCAAAGCCTTCATTGAAAATATTCAAACCCGTATGATTCTCCTCCTTGCCAGGAGTGAATCGGAACGGTGAATAATAAGGGCACTCAAACTCGATAGCAGGGTTCAGGAAACCGGATTGATAAACTTGGCCTTTAGTACCTGTGAATGGTTTGTTCACAGAACTAGAGTTGCCAAGATTCAATGTCGGCATAATACCTTGACCTGCTTTCTTGCTATTAGTGTAAGTTGGTGGATCACCGTAATCTAATGAATACTCGGTTTCTCCAACTGGATGTCTCTGGACATACAGAGATGGACGCCAGTCCGTACTAAATGACCCCCTAGGGAGCCACTTATAACGAATTGAACCACGCCATCCTGAATAGGCCAGAGTAACCCAGTGCAGAAGCACAGTATTACAATAGTTATACGCTATGCCACCGGTAGTACGCTCAACTGCTCCTCCTACTGCTCCACGCAGAAAAGGAAACATTGAGAATCTACCATAAATAGACGTCGCTTCGGTATCAGCCATGGGCAAGCAGCTCCATAAGTTGTACCGTTTCAACAACGTCCTGAAAGAGGTTATGCTCTCACCAGTAAAGACTTTATTAATATCAGCTGTATTAGATATTGTAGGTCCTAAAGTCATAGCATTCTCTTGCTGAGGTGCAGAAGGTTCTTCTGTGTTCTGAGATTCGGACACAATAGTACCTCCCTGCATTTCCATACCGCTTTGAGCCCTCAAACCTCCTTCGACAGGGGGTTTGAAGGTGAAAAACTGGAAATAATCATCAGGTACGAACACCTCAAAGTCATCTCCCATTGACACAAACACATTAATTTCGATATTATTGTCAATAGTGGAATTGGGAGTTGTCAACTCATTCACAACATAAACACCAATCACTCCATTTCCGAAATCTTCATTGGAAGTGTAAGGTGTTGAACTGTACATCTGAGTGACAGAGGTGGTACCTGGTTGAGCTCTGCTGAGTAGCGTACGATCTTGACCGTTAGCTATCTCAACAGTGAAATCAGTCTTATCAGCTATATCAATGACGTTCAAATAATTGGTATTATACTCATTACTTGAAAAGTGATTAGGGTCATACACAATCTTGATACGTC